AAAAACACAGAGGCAGTCCATGTTGCAGAACGTGGTATTAGTAAAGCTACTATGCACTTCTTTGGTGCAGGATCTGACGGTAAGAATTACTACTTTCCATATTGCGATGCAGCAGGAAAGACTGTGGCAGCCAAGACTCGGTCGATGACTGAGAAGCAGTTCAGCGTACAGGGTGACTGGAAGAGTGCGACAATGTTCGGGCAGAGCAAGTTCACTCCAGGAGGTAGGGCTATCACGATTACCGAGGGTGAGTTCGATGCCTTGGCAGTCTATCAGTTGACAGGATCACGATTCCCTGTTGTGTCTGTCCGTAACGGTGCGTCTGCAGCATTGAAGGATTGTCGTGCCAGCTATGAGTATCTCGATAGCTTTGAGAAGATTGTAATCTGCTTTGATAATGATGATCCTGGACAGCAAGCAGCGAATCAAGTAGCGGAATTGTTTGGTGCGAAGGCACACATCTTCAAGTATCCTACGAAGGATCTCAAGGACGCATGCGACTACTTGTCTACGAGTAAGACGAAGGAGTTCGTGGATACATGGTGGAATGCAGAGAAGTATGTACCCGATGGGATTGTCTCAGGATCTACACTGTGGGATCTAGTGAATCAGGCAGAGGAGAAGGCAGAAGTAATGTATCCTTACGAAGGGATCAATGATTTAACCTACGGTATCCGACTAGGTGAGCTGGTGACGGTGACTGCAGGATCAGGACTTGGTAAGTCTCAGTTCTTGCGTGAGATTGTATGGCAGATCCTCAGTAAGACAGAAGATAACATTGGTCTGATGTTCCTAGAGGAGTCCGTTAAGAAGACAGCTAAATCATTGATGGCATTGGCAGCAAACAAACCACTACACTTACCTGATTGTGAGGCAACAGATGAAGATATCAAAGACGCTTTTCAAAGAACACTTGGCACTGATCGGTTATATTTGTTTGATCATTTCGGTAGCACTTCCGTTGATAACATTGTCAATCGGGTTCGGTTTATGGCTAGGGGACTTGATTGCAAGTATATTTTTGTTGATCATGTTAGTATTATCGTAAGTGCTCAGGAGTCGGGAGACGAGCGTAAGGCAATCGACGAGATCATGACTAAGCTTCGCATGCTGGTGCAAGAGACAGGCATTAGTTTGTTCGTGGTATCGCACCTTAAACGTCCTGAATCTAAAGGGCATGAGGAAGGCGCAGCGACTTCATTGGCACAGCTAAGGGGGTCAGGTGCAATCGCTCAGTTAAGTGACATGGTGATCGGTTTAGAGCGCAATGGGCAGCATGCTGATGCGATGGAGAGGAATACTACCTATGTGCGTATCCTCAAGAATCGATTCAGTGGACTGACTGGGTTAGCATGTCGGTTGTTGTACAATAGGATGACAGGTCGTATGTCAGAGTTACCACCAGAGGAGAATAACCTATGAAGATTAAATACGGATCAGCATTAAACTCGTATTCTAAACAACAAAAGTTATTTAAAAAGTTATCAAAAGAATTTATAAGGAAATACAAATGAAGAAGATTTTACTTGCAGCAACACTGATTCTAGTGTATAATAATAGTATGGCATGTGTTACTACAACTGTAGTATCAGGCGGTAAGTATGTTGTGTGTACGGTGTGTCCTAATTCTACGGTGTGCGTATGATTCTACTGAAGTGGGCTGGCACTATACTCTGCTTGATAGGTATTGCTTTGACTAGCTTTAATATCTATCCTGCGAATGTAGTGTTCGGTCTAGTAGGATCTGCATTGTGGACACTGGCTGGATTCTTACAGCGAGATATTCCACTATTCCTAGTGGAGGCAGTGGCAGTAATTATTTATTTTATAGGCATGGTGACATGGCTAATTAACTAAGGAAAAATATGAGTTTGATTCAACTACCAAAAGTAATCGATGCAGTGAATGAGTTAGCACAGAAGGTACAGAAGCTTGAACTTCAAGTAAAGCAATTGCTAAGCGAAAAGAATAATGTTACTGTGATTGAAGAGCCACTTGTGAATAAGAAACATACTCTAAAGAAGAATGATTAAGATTATATTCTGGTTCTGTGTTGGAGTAATCGGAGGATACACAGCGCACGAGTTCAAGCATACTACGGATCGCATAAAGTGTCCTAGTTATTCCACTAAGTATGCTACCTGGGTGGGCTATGTATCCTTTAATCATGACGAGGTTAGATGTTTTTGGATTGAGAACGAGTACCCTAAACGAGTGCGAACAGAGCCAAGAATTAGACAAGGGTTAACAGAATAATGGTTTGGAAATGTCCACCACTACATCTACCTAATTGGAGTAATAACTGGAAATGGAAACAAGAGATGGTAAAATCACCATGCATAGGTAAGTGTACTTACGACATCACTATCATGAGCTGCAACGATTGTGGTAGAAACAAAGAAGAGATTAGTAATTGGTATACTATGAACGATGTACAGAAGCAAAGAGTCTTGGAACGAATAGCTAACGAAAGGTGTGGTGGAAAGGATGAAGATAGTTCTAGACATAGAAACAAATAGTACGCACGATAAGATATGGATGGCAGTGACTAGAGATATTGAAACTGGAGATGCGAAAGTATGGAAGGAAGCAAACGGATTACAAAAGTATTTGGACAGCTGCGATTTGATTATCATGCACAACGGAATCTGCTTCGACGCTCCAGTTCTGAGAGAGACTTGGAAGATTTCGATAATGCCGAGCCAAGTGTGCGACACGCTCGTGTTAAGTCGCCTACTAAGTCCAAGCCTAGAGGGAGGACATAGTCTTGATGCATGGGGTAAGCGATTAGGATATCCTAAGTTTGAGTTTAGGGATTGGGATGCAGGATGCACAGCACAGATGATAACTTACTGTATCCAAGACACACTAGTAACACAGAAGTTATACGAGCACTTAACAAGTGAATTGAAGTTTAATAAATTTGACCAAAGGAGCATTGATCTTGAACACAAAGTCCAAGCAATCATCGCAAAGCAAGAAAGAAACGGTTTTAAGTTGGATGAAGTGGCAGGTATTACTCTTCTTACAACGCTGCAGAATAAGCTGGCTGTTATTGAAACTGAACTTCAGAGTATCTTCCCTGCAAAGACAATCGAAAGGGTCTCGGAAAAAACAGGCAAGCCCCTCAAAGCCAAAGTCGAAGTCTTCAACCCAGGAAGTCGCAAGCAAATCGGTGAGAGGCTCATCGAGAAAGGTTGGAAGCCCAGCAAGTACACCGAAACAGGGCAACCGATCGTCGACGAAGGGACGCTAGATGGAGTAGACATACCTGAAGCCAAAGCGATCAATGAGTATCTAATGCTCCAGAAGAGAGTAGCTCAAATAGAATCGTGGCTCAAGGCAGTGGGAGAGGATGGTCGAGTACATGGTAAGGTGATTACTAATGGTGCAGTCACAGGACGAATGACGCACATGTCACCTAACATGGCACAAATACCAAACAGTGGAAGCCCTTACGGTGAAGACTGTAGGGATCTATGGATTGTAGAGAAAGGATATAAGTTAGTAGGTATCGATGCTTCAGGACTGGAGTTACGAATGCTTGCTCACTATATGAAGGACGATGCATACACTAACGAAGTCGTTTCAGGTGACATCCACACAGCAAATCAAAAAGCTGCTGGATTGCAAACAAGAAACCAAGCGAAGACCTTTATATATGCATTCCTCTATGGTGCAGGGGATGCCAAGATTGGGACGGTTGTTGGTGCTGGAGCGAAAGAAGGGAAAGAACTTAAGTCTCGTTTTCTTAAGAACACTCCGTCGCTTGAGAAACTTAGAGAACAAGTCAGTTCTATCGCTGCGAACAAGGGAACGCTACCAGGTCTTGATGGACGCAGAGTACAAGTTAGGTCTGACCACGCAGCACTTAACACATTACTCCAGAGTGCGGGTGCGATTGTCATGAAGCAAGCGTTAGTTATCTTGAATGATGAACTACGCAGGGCTAAGATTAACTACAAGTTCGTAGCTAATGTGCATGACGAATGGCAGATTGAAGTAGAAGAAGCAAGAGCAGAAGAGGCAGGTAAGCTTGGTGTCTTAGCAATTGAAAAAGCTGGCAAGGTACTTAACATGCGCTGTCCTCTTAGCGGTGAATACAAAGTAGGTAACTCATGGAAGGAAACACATTGATGGAAGAAATTAAACAAGCAGTACTGGTGCTCTTGCGACAAGGTAGGAATCTTTCTACCATTCAAGCAGATTTAACTCGTGTATCAGAAGAACTTAAGGTAGCAACTATGTACATGCAAGCAATTAAAGAGAGTGATCTGCGACCATGAAGAAACTGTACGATGGAATCCCTGAGAATATCGAACCTCTTGTTGTACTAGGTGATGATAATGATTACTTAGTTGTGTACACAATCATGACGAATGAGGACACAATCGAGATGCTGGAACGAACGATACGGATTCTCAAAGAAGAAGACTTACAGCCAGAAAGATTGACGCAGCACTAAAACTGTGGTATAATATATGTTGTAGTACTAACTAACTAGGAGAAATAAAATGGATACAAGCAAACCTTTACCGATTCAAGCAGATGTTTTCTGGGCTAGTCTTACTGAGCCAAACAAGTTGTCAGGAAAGTATCAAGTTGACTTGAGCAATCTAAGTAAGGAAGCTGTACGAGAGTTAGAAGCAATGGGTGTAACAGTTAAGAACGATGCTAAACGACCTGATCAAGGTTTCTTCGTGACTGCTAAGAGCAAACTGTATCCTATCACTGCAGTAGATGAAGCTGGTAATCTCTTGAATGTCAAGATTGCTAACGGATCTAAAGCAGTAGCGTTGATTAAGACCTATCCCTATAGCTTCCAAGGTAAGAAGGGTGTTGGTGTAGGTGTCAGCAAGTTGATTATTAAGGAACTTATTGAGTACAAGCCTGAAGGAGTAAGCCTTGCAGACCTGGAAGAAGAAGCTCTCTAATGATGAAAGCCCTCATTGATGGGGACATACTAGTGTATCGCATAGGCTTTGCTTCTGAGAATGAACCAGAGTCTATTGCGATGGCTAGGTGTAGCGAGTTCATAGAGGACTTGATTCTGTTCAATGGGTTCGGTGAGTACCAAGGATACTTAACTGGTAAGAAGAACTTTAGGAATGAGATAGCTGTTACTGCGCCATACAAGGGCAATCGTAAGTCAGCTAAGCCTAAGCATTACCAGTTACTTAGGGACTACATGGAGTCTGCTTGGGCATTCACTATGATTGAAGACCAAGAAGCAGATGATGCTATCGGTATCGCAGCATACGAGATGGAAGTAGGTGAATACTGTATTTGTTCTATTGATAAAGACTTGGATATGCTCCGAGGAGACCACTATAACTTTGTCAAGGATGAACGGTACTTCATTACTGAAGAAGAAGGAATCAAGAACTTTTATAAACAGTTGCTAATGGGAGATCGAGTTGACAATATCATCGGTATCAAAGGCATTGGAACAGTTAAAGCGGAAAGGCTACTCAAAGAATGCAAAAACGAAAACGAGATGTATCTTGCTATCCTGGAAGCTTACGACGGGAACGCAGAGAGGGTGCTGGAAAACGGAAGACTACTGTGGATACGAAGACAGCCCAACCAATTGTGGACACCTCCAAGCTCATAGTAATTAAATGGGTTGATGCAGTAAGTGATGGTGGCTGGGAAGAGCATGAGAAGCCTGACATTCATGAAGTGATTACAGCAGGGTATATTGTTTCAGAAAACAAAGATGCTATCTGTATTGCTTCTACTGTGTCGGGTACATTTACCAATGCTCGGATGCATATTCCTAAAGCATGGATTAAATCTAGAAAGGTAATTAAAGTTGAAGCCCCAGTCAGCAAAAGCAAAAGGAAGAAAGCTACAGCAGTGGGTACGGGATCAGATACTCCAGCGATTCCCTACGCTGACCACTGATGATTGCAGGTCAACGAGCATGGGAGCGAGTGGAGAGGATGTGCAACTTAGTCCTCTCGCTAGGTCGCTGGTTAGTTACACGATTGAATGTAAGAATCGTAAAGCTATTGCAGTGTTTAAGGATTACGAACAAGCAAAGACACATGGACAAGTAGAGCCACTTGTTATCTTGAAACAGAATAACAGTAAGCCACTAGCACTAGTTGATGCTGAACACTTCTTGGATATGGTTCAGAAACTGAATGATCTAAAGCACCAAGTAGACGTTCTACTTTTAGTTAAAGGGAAATGAAATGAGATTAATTGTACACTTAACAGAATACGAAGGACAGCCTGACCAGTCAGCTGCGTCAGTTGATATTAGTCTGCCTGATGGCTGTTGTTACAACACATTACAGGAACACTTTGATAGACTGTTGTCAATTGTATATGGTTATCCTATCGGTAAAGCAGATAGCAAGTATCATAATCCGTTAGATCCAGAGGATAAATAATGCCAACACACTTAGTGATACCCGATGTACAGGTAAAGCCAGGGCAGGACTTCACATTCCTGAAAGCAATTGGCAACTACATTGTTAAGAAGCGTCCTGATGTTATTGTTAATATTGGAGACTTTGCGGACATGCCAAGCTTATCTAGCTATGACAAGGGTAAGAAGTCCTTTGAAGGTAGACGATATAAGCATGACGTTGAAGCAGTTCATAATGCAATGGACATCCTCTTAAAGCCACTGCGTCAGCTACAAGATAGGCAGCGCAGAAACAAGGAGAAGGTCTACAAGCCACGCATGGTGTTGACTATAGGCAACCATGAGCATCGTATCAATCGTGCAGTAGAGAACGATTCAATGCTGGATGGGACTATCTCTTTAGAGGACTTAGGATATGAGAAAGCTGGTTGGGATGTTATGCCGTTTGAGCAGCCTGTTATTATTGATGGTGTTCTTTATGCCCATTATGTCACTGCTGGTGCTCTTAACCGTCCTGTTGGATCAGCTGCAGCCATCATCTCCAAGAAACATCAGTCGTGTGTGGTGGGTCACCAGCAAGGTAGACAAGTTGCTTACGCTATTAGAGCAGATGGCAAAACGCTTACGGCTATTATAGCTGGTAGTTGCTACGAGCATGATGAGGATTATATGGGTGCTCAAGGTAATCACTACTGGCGAGGTATCGTAGTGTTACATGAGGTGAAGGATGGTTGTTTTGATGAGATGTTCGTGTCTCTAGACTTTCTTAAGAAGAGGTATCTATGATAGCAATGCCAGAGCCATACGGAGATAGATATGAACCAGAGTTTACTCTTGAGAATTACTTTAGGGGATTAGTACAGATGGATTTTGCAGATGACAAGGAAGACATGGTGAACTCACCTAGTCATTATACCCAGGGATCTATCGAGTGTATCGATGCTATTGCACAGGTGGTGAAAGACTTGCATGGTATGGAAGCAATGTGTACTGGTAATGCAATCAAGTATCTGTGGCGGTGGAAACACAAGAACGGTGTAGAGGATCTGAAAAAAGCTCAGTGGTATCTGCAACGAATGATTGACAATAGCAGCAAATAGGAGTATAATATATGAGTAAGATGTCACCGATTAGAGGTAGTCTTAAAAATATAATCAAGGAGTTACAAATGCGTAAATCAAAAGAGAAAGTATCACATAGTAAGTTCTTCCCTGAAGATAATCAGTTTGTTAATTTACAGGGAAACTATTGGGATCACGATAACTGGGAAGTTAACGTAACCATTGGCGGTGGATCACGAGAGCAAGTCTACTTGTGGGTAACAGACTACGATAAGAATGCAGATGCCTTCTTGAATGAGTTAGCTACTGCAGTATCAAAAGCACAAGCTGCCATCACTAAGTTTAAAGCACGAGCTAAGGTAGAAACAGCAACTGCTAAGGCTGCTAAGCCAGCTAAGATTGCACCTAAGAAGAAGAAGTAAACTGTGTTTACGCTGACAGTGCCTGAGTTAAAAGAGCGACTAAAGCGTTTAGATGAGGTATCTCTTCTGGAGTTATTAAACATATCTTCAGAAGAGCTTGTCGATAGTTTTAGCGATAACATTGAAAACAATTATGAGAGCCTTTGCAAAGAGGTAGACTGGGAAGAGACTGAATGACTAACAAATATCAAATGACACCTTATAACACCTTCATTGCCAAGAGCCGTTACTCACGGTTTCTCGATGATAAGAATCGTCGTGAGCATTGGGGTGAAACTGTAGCACGTTACTTCGATTTCATGGAGAAGCACTTGGCTACTAAGCAGAACTACAAGCTGACTCCTGAGCTACGCAAAGAGTTACAAGATGCAGTAACACACCTGGATGTAGTGCCTTCTATGCGAGCAGTGATGACTGCAGGACAGGCATTAGAGCGTCAGAATGTAGCAGCATTCAACTGTAGCTATCTTCCTATCGATGACCCTAAAGCATTCGACGAGGCGATGTACATTCTATTGTGTGGTACTGGAGTTGGATTCTCTGTGGAGCAGCAGTATGTTACTAAGTTACCTGAAGTACCAGACGAGTTGTTTCCTAGTCAGACTTCTATTGTGGTGTCGGATAGTAAAGAAGGGTGGGCTAAATCACTTCGACAACTCATCGCTCTTCTATACTCTGGCGAGATTCCAAAATACGACATGTCTAAAGTCCGACCTGCAGGGGCTAGGCTTAAGACTTTTGGAGGACGTGCCTCGGGCGCACAGCCGTTGGAAGACCTCTTTAAGTTTGTTATTAGTAAGTTCAAGGCAGCGTCTGGACGTAAGCTCAGTTCGCTGGAGTGTCATGATATTCTGTGTAAAATCGGGGAAGTTGTTGTCGTGGGAGGAGTGCGTCGGTCAGCCATGATTAGTTTGTCTGATTTGACAGATGATAAGATGGCTCATGCGAAGGCAGGTAACTGGTGGGATGGACAAGGTCAACGAGCATTAGCTAACAACTCAGCTACATATGAAGAGACCCCAGCAATTGGTCAGTTCATGCGTGAGTGGACTAGCATTTATGAGTCACACTCTGGTGAGCGTGGTATCTTTAATCGTGAAGCTAGTCAGAAGCAAGCTGCTAAGAATGGTCGTCGTGATGCAAGCTATGAGTTCGGTACTAATCCATGCTCGGAGATCATCCTCCGTCCATATCAGTTCTGTAACTTGTCTTCGTGTATCATCCGCAGTACAGACACATTCGAGGATATCTTGAACAAGGTTCGTTTAGCTACTATCTTGGGTACATTCCAAGCATCGTTAACTAACTTCCCTTACCTTCGTAAGATATGGCAGAAGAACACTGAAGAAGAAGCACTCTTAGGTGTGTCGATGACGGGCATCTTGGATAATCATTTATTGAATGACCCAGATGATAAGGAATTACCAGGACTATTGGAGAAACTACGAGATGCTGCTGTCGCCACTAATGCTGAGTTTGCTGCTGCTATTGGTATTAATCAATCTGTGGCTGTTACCGCAATCAAGCCTGAAGGAACTGTCAGCCAACTTTGCAGCACTGCTTCTGGTATCCATCCTCAGCATAGTCAGTATTATATTCGTCGTGTACGAGCTGATAACAAAGACCCACTGACACAGTTCATGCTGAAGTCAGGGTTTGTTGGTGAGCCTTGCGTGATGAAGCCTGAGTCTACAACAGTGTTTAGTTTCCCTGT